GGCTTGATTCAAAGTATAGAACTTTTCATGAAAACTATACAGTTTCTTTTATAGTGGTAAATTCGTTTAAAAATTGGAGTAGCGAATTTTGGTAATTTGGTTTACCATTCCTTACAGCATCAGCAGCATCAGCAGCATCAGCAGCATCAGCAGTATAAGCAGCATAAGCAGCAGCATCAGCAGTATAAGCAGCATCAGCAGCAGCATCAGCAGCATCAGCAGCATCAGCAGTATAAGCAGCAGTATAAGCAGCATCAGCAGCAGCATCAGCAGCAGCAGTAGCAGCACTGCGTTTTTCGCGTAATATATCAATAGTAATTACACGTGCTAAATAGTCTTTTGCGGCCTGTATTGATTCACGTGGCGCGTTATTGCTTGGGTATTTAGCTTCGTAAATTGGCAATACACACAAAGCGCAACCGATAGCAAACTGGCGATATTCATCAGTTGTAAATTCGCAGTTTTTACATATAAACCACGCTTTGTCTTTTAGCGGCACATCGGCGGCCAAAACGTCGCCAATGGTAAATCCTTCTTTAGGTAAAAATTGGTTTTGCTGGTTGTTATTTTCAGCATAACAGCCGAATTTAACAGTACTTTTTGTGAATAATGTTTTCATTTTGAAAAGTTTTTAGTTCCGAATTATTTCGGTTATTAAATATACCTACAGTTAATCACAATAGCAAATAAATATTTAAACATTCTTAATAATCCCCAATTTAAACATCAAACTAACACCGTATGCAATACCATCAATCAAGTGATTATCCTGATCGATGGGCGTTTCAAGTAATACCCCGTTTGAATCTTTATCATAAGCGTACGTTTCCTGCTCAAATTCGATATTTGTAGAGCGGTCGGTATAGCAGATATTTAAACTTGATAACAACCCGATCCTATTAATTAAATCCATTTTAGCACCTACAGCGACTGCATATTCCCAACCTGCCCGGCGCAAACTTAATATCTTTGTCGGTCGGTTATTATCACAAGAAATATGCTGATTGTGTTTAATTCCGAATGATTTAAACTTCCAGGCAACCAACCCCTCCTCATCATAGCCTCGTATAGTATGCAATTGTTGTTGGCTTAATTCTCGCTCAATCTCATTTTCAGATTTATAATTTTTTTCATCAACGTAAAGCGTACCATCGTGGTATTTTAATCCAGCTACTCCCCAGGGATCGACTTTACCCCAGTCGTTGCCTATTACTTCTTGTTTGTTTAAACTGGTGTAGGTTTCTGTCGGTATTTTTGACCAGTTAAATATTCGGCCTTCGACTTGGCCTATTTCGCCGAGGCCGTATACGCGCCACATGTTAGCCCAATATTGGTTAATAACTTTACCTTCCGCGTCGAATCCTCGTTCTTTATACCGTAAAATTTCGCCAAGTTCTTCTTTGCCTAAAAATTCATTGTCTTTATAAGTCAGGTTTAAGAAATCGCAATCATCACGAATCAAAATTTCAGTATGGCCCCAAAAGCGTTTGTTTGGATTATAGTCGATGTAAATGTTTTTTGCACGGCTTGTCAACTCCCGGTATGTGTCGAATTTTACTTTGTTTGCTTCATTTACAAAAATAACATCACTGCGCAATCCTTTGCCAATATCTGCTTTATCCAGGCCTATAAATCTAATAAAGCTACCATTTGGAAAACGATATAAAACACCATCCGTCCATCTGTCACGATTGAAAATACCAAAACCGACCATAACTTTTAAGAAATCCTTAATGACAGTTATGCGCATTTTGCTTAACTCGTCCGATGCTACGTAGATTTCTTTGTTTGGATTTTTGCCGGAGTGGTTAATTAAAATTGCAAGTATTGAGATTGTTTTGCCAGAGCCTTGGCCGCCTTGCACTAAACGAATACGCTTTCTAAGAGCCGATATCTTCCGAAGTGCTGTCGTTGTCTGAATTTGCATCTAACGGATCATTTATGAGTAATTGGATAGGGCTAACGTTATCAACTTCTACACGTTCGATATAGCCGCGTTTTTTGCCTTTTGTCTTAAGGAAAAATATTATAGCCGTATCGCTTGGCTGCTGATCGTAAACAACCGGTTCGCCTTTTTGATTAAAAACCTGAATCGTTATTCCATTTATTTTTTCAAGTAGTTTGCTCTCAACAAAATCAATTGCGTTCTCTTGTATGTCTTCGGCAGATTGTTTGAAATCTTCATCCGATTTTAACCAATTATAATAAGTCTGCCTTGATATGTCCATTGATTTACAGGCAGTTAGGATAATACCTCTTGATTTATCAAGAATTTCAAGAAATTTCTTTTTTGTATTGTCCATTTTGTAAAGATAATCTTTATTCGAACCTTTCCAAAATTTTTTCTATATCAGCCTCACCAGGTTGGTTAAAACCGATGATCTGCCAAAAGTCGAGTTCACAGTAACAGAAGTAATAAACGTGCCCTAAACCGTTTAAAATAGCCGCCCATTCGTATTGGTCTTTTGATACCGCCGACTTGATGCTGAATTTAAACTCTATAAACTTAACACACCCTGACTCTCCTATCCAATACATATCGCTCGCCCCTGGTACAATACCAAAACCTTGCGTATTAGCCCTAAAAGAGTTGTTATGTACGCAAACTAACCGTTTCCAGTGATCGGGATAGAAGAAGTATAATAATTCAGCGCACTTTGATTGCAGTTGCTGCTCGGATTGGGGAATGTGGTTGAGTATTTTTAAGAGGTATTGGCGTTGTTTTTCGGTGTTTTTCATAACATTATTGTTTTTTAGGGTAGTTAGGGCAGTTGTAAGTACTTTCAGGGCAGTTGTAAATCATGCAACTGCCCTGAAAAAAGTGCCTCTATTGCATTGAAACGCAATAAATAGCTACTTAGGGCAGTTAGGGCAGTAACATTAGTATATTTTCGCTCGAAAATGAAAATATATAAAAAAAAGAGGTGTTGTTTCTGCCCTAAGTGCCCTAAAGTGCCAAAAAGTGCGTTTAAAGCACGTGAGAGGGTTTTTTTCAGGGCAGTTGTTGAAAATTCAAGTGCCCTGATAGGGTACTTAGGGTCGAAAATGTTTAAAAAATAAAAAACCATAATCCGTTAGTTTTTTGTTTAATACATACTATTTTATGAAATTCACAGTACATTATTACCCATTTGTAAAATGTTTTCATAACAATTTTAGAACGAGGATATTGCGCGGCGAATTTTTGATAGAAACCTATCATTTGTATTTTTTCGTTTGGCTCTAAAATATTGTGTTCTATAAATTCTAAAAATTCAGCCGATAATTCAGCAAGTAAGCGCTTTTCAGGTAGGTTTATTAATTCTTGTGCAACTAATCCGTTATTTAAATAATACTGTGCACAATCAATCATAAAGCTATCGAAAAGTAAAAAATCTTCCGCATCCCATTCAATAAAAAACATTTTTTCAAATTCATGTTCTGGCTTTTTGGTGTCATTATAGTATTGGGATATTTCCAATTCAAACTTACGCCTGCGATGTGATGAGCCATCGCCACGAAGTGCGTAGTTAGTTGTTATAGCTATTTTTGGAGAATTATAAAAATCATAGTGAACGGATTGCAACCCTTTTTTTTCAACACTTATACCATCTGTTAAAACGCTAAATAATCGCTCAAAATTGAATGTTCTGTTAACATCCTGGAAGCTAAGTAACATTGTGTCTGCGTTAACATCTTGATAAACAAAATTCTTATCGAAATTGAAAGTTTTACCTTCAATTACCACTGTTTTTATGAATTGTTCAACGGCTTTTACTATCAGTCCCTTACCAGTCCCTCCTTCGGGATTATCAGAAATAACCTCGTCGTTTAAAATAATTGCCGGGCAATAAGCTGGAGATTTGAAATTGTGAATTAAAAAACCAAGTACGCTACAAATAGAAAAAAATCTTTTTGGCTCTTGATTTGAAATATTAAAAATAAATTTTTTAAAATCGCTTTGTTTATTTTCGTCGGCAATTAATTTATACTCCCTATCAAGTATTTGACTTTCCCAAATCAAACCATTTAGTTCAGTATATGGATGAGTTGTTACTTTATTACATGTTATTTTAACAATGCAGTTTGAAAAATAAAGCTGCATTGCATCTTTCTTATCACGCCTAATAGCTACTTTTTTTTCAGGCAACTGAATTAAAAAATCATCACTGACAGCATCTTTCATTTTCTTTCTTGCAAACTGGTCGATGTGATGCGGAAGTTTTCCTTTTTCAAAATCTACCTCGCTAAGAAAAAACGTAATTTCTTCAATAAGTTCTTTTTTACCAACTTCTCTAACGATATTATCAAGTACTCGTATAATTATAAATTTTTGTTTTGACGTTCTATTTATAAAATATCCCCGGTTTGTAAAGAAAAAAACCAATTGTGGGAAATTCCAGTCATAACCACCGCTGTTTTTCTCTTGATATATTTTAGCATGAGCGAATGCGCGATTTTTTGCTATATAAGCGATGGATAATGGTTCGTTCATAAATCATCACGGTTTACCAATTTTACAAAATCGCTATATAAAATAGTTCTTAATAAATCTTTTGTTGTTTTAGGCAACGCTGTTTTGCAGTGCAGGTATAACGAATTAAATGCGCGTTCTTCTAAAACATCCTTACCATTGTGAGAAACAGCGCCACTGGCCGTTCTTTTTAAGTCGTAATTTTGATTTAAATAATCCTTTAACTCTAAAACGATATTTCCTTTATTTTCCATAATATAATTGATTAAAAAGCCGAATATCGGGTTCAAGCTGCCGGGCTATCCCCCAATATTCGGCTAAAATGTCTTTAACTGCTACCGGCATAGCATTTATAAAATGAGCCTAAATGTAAATATTTTTAAGCAATTTTTAAAATCGCTTCGCTTACGAATTTAGACATATTTTTTTGTTCTTTAAGAACTTCATAGGCCGAATGAGTGAGTGTTAGTGTCACTTTCTGGGCCTTTTCTTCTTTGGTTTTTGATTTTCTTCCCATAAAATAAAGGTACGAATAAATAAATGAAAAAAAAATAAAAAAATATTGCTTTTTTATTTGGAATTAACAAAAAAGTATGTATCTTTATATTATGAAAGCAGCACAAAAAATATTAATCGGCGGTGAAGCATTAAGGCAATTAGGATCAGATCGTTATACTAACGATGTTGATTATTTGATAAATGACACAACTTCAGTTAAGGCATTCCTCCACGATACCGACGCTAATGTAGATTATTGCAACGCAAATGGTAACAAGTTTTTCGCTGCTATCTACGCAGATCAGGCAGGCCGCGAAATAGCAACCCCGCAGGCGCTTTTAGAATTAAAGGCTTATTCGTTTGTTCAGCACTGTCAAAATCTCAACTGGTCAAAAGTAGATGCTTGCGAATACGACATGAAATTCTTAGTTAGGACTTTCGGCCTTTCAGGTGTGAAAGTTGCCAACAAATTCATGACTGCCGGCGAACTTTCAGAAGTAAATAAAGTAATTAATTCAGTAAAAAAATAATTAAAACCTCCCAAAATGAAAACTGTATTCAAAATCTATTCTGATGTCAATTCTCAATTTTTAGTTGTTGCCGATAATGAGAATGATTTACCCTTAATTGGTGAAACAACTATTGACGGACGTGTTATAAATATAACAAAAACCGACCTTCCTGCCGAAAATTGCATTGTTGACCAAAATGATGAAGTAATTGAATTTAAAGATGGTGAACAGATTATCAATCCCGGCGTACTTTCCTACAAAGAAAGTTCAATATATTATTCAATCATTGGATATAACAAAAATGATGTTGAATTAGGCTATTGGACAAATTCAAGCGATGAATTTACTTCTGACCCTGTAAATTTCGGCACAAAAGAACAGGCCGAAAACGAAATATCCCGCGCCATGGAATTGAAAAACGCTGAAAATGAATATTTAGGTATCAAATTCAAATTGTCTATTTGGGGAT